TCATATCCTTTATCACTTGTAAAGTATTTATACCCATTACAATTTAATGCTTCTTCGATTTGTTCTCTTGTGAATTTTGCCATTTCTTATTTTTTATTTTTGATTAAATTCGATAACCTCAAAAATACGAGTTTGAATACGTTTAGTACCTTCAGTATTTGTAAGTATTATTGAATTTCTAAATTTTTGCCAATCTATTACAAATGTCTTATCTAATACACCACCATTTTCCTCTCTCACTAACTGGTTTAATGCGTTAATAGTATATAACGTATTTGATTCTTTTTTTCTGTGTATTAGTATTGTATCTTCTAAAGGTTGTGGTGGTTTGAACTCCGTATTAATATTATAGGTAACGTAAAGTTCATCTAAGTTTGACTTATTCTGTAAGATATAGATATAGTTATACACTATCACATAAGTCTCTCTGATATCCTGCAGAGTCTTTTGTAACCCATCCTTTGAAGTAAATGTACACAATAATTGTGTTTTCATAAATTTTTTTATATATTAATCAATCACCTATAAATATAATAGAATATTTTTAGGGTTAATTAAATAAACTCTATATCTTTTTTAAATCTTTCTAATGATTTTGTATCCCACTCATCGGTATTGAATGTACCCATCTTTAGTGCATGGGCCATAAATGGAGTTTGTAACATTTCCATTGTAGGAGATGCTCCTATACCTCTAGCTCTACCTTGTAATTTAAATAATGGGAACTTTTTTTGAGATTCATGTTTAAATAAAATTTGACCAGATTCATAATCAATTTCTATTGAATCAGAAATAGCTTTTTCTAATTCTTTAACTGATTTTTTACCATCTCTAACCTCTTTTATTTGCTCTTGTAATATATTTTGGAAATTAGAACCAAATAAAGTAATCAATGTTTGTTCATTTAATACAGCACCATCTGGTTCAATACCATACATTGTTTGGAACCCATCTACGCCACCTTCTTTGACTGTTTTATTTAATCCCAGTGTTTCTGTAATGTGCATTGATTTTATGATATGTTTATTCATACCTTCTTTGGCTTCTTTATCAGAGTTCAATATATTAAATGTTCTTTCAGTTAATGCATCTTCAGATTTTCTTAAATGATTATATTCCTCTTTATGATAAGCTTGAGTTAACTTAGCTAAAACTTTTTGTTGATACTTACTCAAATTACCATTAACCATATTTCTATGTAATACTTCTGGATTTTCCATTTCTCTAAAGTATATCGGTTGATTTGAACCACCAAAATATTTTTTCAATATTTCAGGTTCATTCTTTAATCTTTCAAAATCTTCTTTAATAGTATCTACTGTAATAGTACTACTGATAGATTTAAACCTATCAGTTAAATCATCCTCATATGCTTTAATTGACATTGCTTCAGATAATTTTTTATGAGATTCATTACCCATTTGTGATTTTAAATCACCTAATAATAATTTAGATTGTTTGGCCCAACCACCATTATTTAAGAATACATTTCCATCTTTTTTAAGAGATAACCCAATATTTTTACCATCTTTAGTTCTAACAAACATATCCGATGATGTTTCTAAATTAGGGTCTACACCAATAGCTATTCTACCAGCATCAGTATCCCATGCAACATCTTGAATATTTTCTATCCCAATAACCTCATCTATCTTTTTTAAACTAGATAATGTAGATGATACCCATTTTTTACCTGTTTTAGAATTTAATATATGGTCATCTGAATTTACTATTTTAGAAAACTCCTCTTCTATTTCTTCCAATGATTTACCACTTTGTAATAATCTTAAACCTTTATGAACCATAGCTTCACCAGCTCTTGATTCAGGTGTCCCAGCTCCAACATTTTGTGTTTCACCAGCTTTTGTTCGTTGAGCTTGAGCTTTAGCTTCTGTCTTAGTCATCATAAGAGACTTATCAGCTGAATTGTGGTCTATTTTAATTGATTCTTCTTTTGGTAATTTTTTTAGTTTTGAATTTTTTGATTTGGGAGTTGTATCAATATCATCATCCTTTTTTAAATCAGGAGCTTCATATCCAGCTTCTGAGGAAAACATATCTTTTTTCTTTTTTTTAGAATCATCTTCTTCAGAATCTTCTTTCTTAGTATTAGTTCCCTTTTCAATCGCTGCATCTCTTGCTTCTTCACTATCAAATGCTACTGTTTGGTTTGTATCTTTCTTTGTAGCAGTAAATTTTTTATCATCTGCTTCTAAAAGATTTTCAATTAATTCGTTTTTGATTTTGGTATATCCCCACTCATCTAATATCTCAGCTAGAATAGATATTTGTTCTCTATTATCTAACATAGGGTATCCTTCGTTAGAACGATAAGATAACTCAGATAATAATTCTTTGATTAATTCGTTTTTGTTCATAGTAACTCTTCCTATATTCTATAAATATTAAAGTTTTGAGTAATCCGTTCCCCAACTAGCATTTATAGGAAACCCATTACTTTCTACAATTTCTTTTAATTTAAGGGCTTGTTCTTTAGGAGTATCCAATGGAAAAGAAAATAAGAATGAATCATAAGTGTATAAACTTAACTCAATGTCGGTTTGTTCAATAAACTCCAACACTTTCCTCATTGTATCCATATTTAACTCAGTTTCAGTTGCTTGTAGTAAATAGTTGAATACTTTTTGTGGATTCAAACCTTCTATCGAACTAAGGGGTATATTTCGATTGTAAGTCGATACATAACCTTTTTTGGATGCGTTACCCCACATTTCATCGATGTACTCTCTAACCTTCTTATAATAAGGAATAGAATCGAATTCTTCGGGTATCCCACCATAAAGGAGTTGGAATGTAATTCCTTTAGATTCACCATAATCAACACCATATTGGTCCGCTAACCATTGGTGAACCGAAGTATCGGGTAATTCGTAATCAATCAACTTACCTATGATTCGGGGGTGATAGGCATCATAATCCATTTGTAGGAATATGTGCCCATCTTTGGGAATAAATACTTCTCTCGTTCCATCCTTTTTATTTAAAGCAGAGAAGTTGATTCCCCCAAATCGGTTGGAAGGACGGGATGTAATAGTATATGGGTTATATTCGGTATATACGATATTGTTGTTTAAATGTTTAGTAGCTTGTGGATATCTATCAAAAAATTTTCCTCCATCGACCCGAACCCCATATCGTTCAATCTGAGATAATAGAGGAATCATCGTATTATCAACCCAACTTTTAGGAGATAAATCGGGAGGGGGAATAGTACTACTTATATTATCAACAAATGATTTTAAATACTCTCCCCATTTCATTATAGGTGCTATCTTTCCTAAACCATCTCTTATACCCATTCGGATATAATGTGAGATAAACGATTGATTTTGTACCTCATAAGGTATAGTTTGATTCTTTTCAAAGAAGTAATAGTTGGATATATCAAAAATATTTTGTATATTTGTATCAGTTTGTAATAAGCCTTTCTTATTCCATACCCATTTTGGTTGTGTTGAGGTTGAAAGGTCTAAATGGTGGGATTTACCATCAATATGATTATATATGAGAATAAAGTCAGTTTTTCCCACTCTTACGAATAAGAAGGCAAGTTCATTGTTCATTGGATGTTTATCCAAATCAGACCATATAGGAATTACAATTGAGGGATTGTTTTCCCACATTTGCATAAAATTCTCTTTCTCTTTATTAGATTCTACTACAATCATCTAACAAATATAAGAAAAATATTTGTAATATCCAAATTATTTTTTATGAAATTGTAAAAGATTTGGTAAATACAATGAAATTTTGGGGATATCCTCAGATGCTAATTGTAATGATATTGAATTAGATTTCTTTACTTCGATAGGGTCTCCAGTTATTCTCCAATCTAATTTTGTCTGAATATAAAAGGGATTACCTTTATATCGATTAATTTCATTTACTGAAACTTCGAATATATTAGATGAGGAATCATTAGATTTTTGTACAAAACACCTTTGTATATATCCTCTCTGATATTGTCTATCGGTTATAGTTGGAATAAATGGTGTTACATCTCCAATAATATACGATTGTGAACTTGCTATTTCTTTATATCTATCGTTATCCATTATGTATTGTTTCTAAATCCACCTTCAACTTCAGTAAGCCATTCCATTCCTTGAATAGTATGTTTTACACCTAAAACTTGGAAAAATCCCTGCTTTTCATATTTTGCTGGGATACCTTTTACAGCAAACCTGTCTCCTCTTTTTATACCACTAACACCATATACAGTAAATGTAAAATTAATTGGTAATAAAATGGATACACCTTCTTCTTCTTCCATATCAGATTTAGCCATTTTTAGCAATTGTTTATCATCATAAACAGATGCATAAGTTTTTTCTTGCACAACATACTTAGGTTTTATATCCTTTTTTTCAAATTGTACTTTAGGATATGTACCTATTTTACCTAAAAAATTAGCGTAATTCTTTTCTTTTAGTTCTTCATCTGTTTCTTTTCCGCTTTTTTCTTCTATTGGTGCTTCTTTTCTAGAATCTATTTCTTTTAAAACTAAATCAGTAATATTACCTGCGTCTAATCTACCAAAAAGCGGTTGAGTTTCACCATTAATTTTTTTTGCCAATCTTGAACCGATAACTTGATTCATCTTAGCAGCACTCATATCCAAATTTAACGAAGCATCTTTGAAAATAGAATCAGTACCTATTAAATTAAATGTATATGGGTTTACTTTTGGTTTATATGTAAAATTAGTTTCTTGTATTGTGATTATTTGGTCTCCCTTTTTTAATTTTCCCTTATCATTTTCCAAAGTTGTTTCCATAATCTGAAAATTCCATAAATCATTTACAGCGGAGGACATTCCATTTAGAATTTGATATAGAGCATCTTTTACTGTAAAGTTACTTGTTCCCATAATACCCGATGCGAAATCAAAGTTTACATATAAATCATCTAAAAACCCCCATTTACCTTGTGGTTTGTCTATACATTCACTTGCTGGTGTAGTACCATCTTTATATTGTAAATCATAGGATGTACCATCAACTAAAACAGAACCACCATTAATAGCGTTTTCAAAAGGAAATTGTATTTTTCTACCATCATATTCTATCGAACAATCTTCAGGTGGTGATGGTATTGCTTCTAATGATTTTGTATTATTTTTAGCATCAAGAAAACTAAATCTTGGTGTTTTTATATTTGGTATTAATAACTTACTTTTATCAGTACTAAATATATTTGGATAAGCTGAACATATAGTATGCTCTGAGTGGATTTCCATAGAAACTGTCTTTTTTCCTATTTTTAAACCCTTTATAATCATTTGGTTCATTATCTTCATAAGAGTACCAAATCTTATAAATTTTTCACTACCAACTATTTTAGTACCTGCAGGGATTTCTATACGTTCTGTGTTACCATCCTCACCCTTTTCTTTTGAACCACCTACACCAAAGAATCTTCCAACAGCAGTTCCATCTGCTTTGTTGTTTAAACTATCAGTAATCGTTTCATCAAAGTTTATATAGTTAACTGCTTGTGCTATTGGTACTTTTCTAAGGGAATCATCAGTTTTAGTAGCCAATGATTTAATTTCTGCAGTTTTTCTATTAGATGGTAATGCGTTATAAGCAAACATCCATCGTTTTATATTTAAATCAGTTTCAAGACTTAAATTTTTATAATCAGGTTCTTTTTTAGATTTTTTATCAATGGCATCACCAGAATTATCACCATTTACTAAATAGGCTGGTAATTCGGTGAACCCCGTACATTTTACTTCAACAGTCCAATTTTCACCTTCAGTTGCAATTCCTCCACCAGTTATAAATCCTAAATAATTATCATATTGTCCTTTAGATGCTTCTCTTTTGGTTGTTAGATTTTTGAAATTTTGAAAATTAGCTATATTGTTTGCATTTAATTTTTTTACTAAACCTTTCATAGAGTCTGGTGTATTCCATCCCCATTCTAAAAATACAGTAAATCCTGGTTCTTGAAAATATTCAGTTATTAATTCCATTTGGTCTTTAGAAAAACATTTAATTGTAAAATTAGCTTTTCTACTTAAATTACCAGCTCCCTCATCTATTTCAATAGATTCAATAATTGGAGAAGGTTTATAACCTTGCCCCTCTGATGGATTTATTGGGGAACCTCCCCAAGTTTCACCAATAGTACCACTTTGTTTATTAATTCCATAAATAGAAGAAACACCAGCAGCTCCAAATAATCTAAAATTTGGATTAGATACTAATGTCAACCCATCTCCCTTATTACCAGAAACGGCAGATGTTACTCTTACCCAAGCATTTAACTTAGATACGTTATATACACTACGTTTTCTACTTTCTAAGGTTTTCGTAGCATATCCCGCAATATTTGAAAATTTTGGAAATGTTCCCATAACTGTTATTCACTAAAGTTTACTAATATCTCAATATAGTTTTGTGGTATTCTTAAAATTGTACCATCTTTTAAACCAAATGGAGCATTATGTATATTATTTGCCGATGCAATTATCCACCATAGGGATGCATCTTCATAGTACTGATATGCTAGAGTATCTAATCTATCACCAGTTTCAGTAGCTACATAAACATCATCATCTCTTAATGGTATTTTAGGATATATATTAGAACGATATACTACTCTACCATCATTTAGTTTTTTACTTTTATTATTTTCGTATCTACTTGCCATCTATTATTTACTTTGAGGTTCAAATGAATAGAATTTTCTACCTGATGTATTATTTCTACCTATTAAAAATTTAACAGTCATTGATACATCAGTAATCATTGGTAATCGATATCCTTTCATATCTATATCAGCATTCTCAGGAGTACCTGTTATAATTCCTACTGCATTCGATAATACTGTTTTTTCTTTATCAGTTACATTCCAAGGAGTATTATCATCCCATGTATGTGATAAAGATTCTATAAATGATAATTTACCTTTATATAAATCACCAATTGTTAATCTAATAAATGGTGGAACTACTGCAGATGAATCATAATACCCTTGTGGGAATACTAATGAATTTAAAAAGTTAATTTTATCCCATCCAATTTTATGTTCTGCTGCATTTAATGAATAAACTTTAAAATTAAAAGTTACACTTCTTTCTATTCCACTATATGTGTAATTACTGAATGGTGAACCAATAAACTTATGAGAATCCCAAGATGGAGAAAGTGTTTCACTCAATCCACTTAATGTTGCTCTAAATTGTACAGTTTTATTTCTATGTATTGAGGTAAATTTTAATGGTACAAAATCTTGTTCATCTAAAGTTGTTCCATCACCTAATGTAAGAGTTTCACCTTCAAAGATATTGGTATTATTAATAGTATCAGCAATTTGACCCATACCTCTTTTCTTTTCTATAAAATCATTTTTTGATATTGGTCCTCTAATCTTACTTGCAAATGATTTTCCTTTTCTATCAGGGTTTGAACTGAATAATATCTTATTTGGGGTATCTAAATCTTTTAGAGCCTTTGAATACCTTCCACCCAATCCACCTTCATCTGATATATCACTAAAATCTAGTTTGTTAGGATTTGGGTCATTTTGTTTATTTTTATCTAAACCAACTCTTGTATCTTTACCATCTTTATTTAATGGTATATTTAGATTAAATGTTTTGGAGTACATTAAGCCTTTAGCATCTATTATCCCATCTGCATCTGCGGGGGCAATTGTTACACCAGTGGCACTATCAATACTACCATAATTTGTTGTTGTATTTTTTAAACCTACTAACGATGCCCCATTGAATCCGGTTGTACCAGCTTTTCCGAATAATCCTTCTCTTAACCTATCTTTTCCTAATTTTATTGCACTACCTAATGCTTGTTTACCAATATCTTTTATATTACCACCACCAGTGCCTTTTAGAAATTGACCTAATGGTTTCCCAGTACCGTCAGTTTTTGCTTTTTTTAATACCTCTAAATAGTTTTTTTGAATTTCACCACTTTTTAAAGTATCTTTAATTGTAGTATTAGTAGCTACTTTGGTTGGTATTATTGTTTGTGGAATTCCTAAGAATTTACTATTAAGTACTGCATCTCTACCTTTTTTGATAAGATTACCCAATGGACCACCACCACCATCATCACCACCAGTTGCTGCTCTCATTGTATCCAAAAGTGTAGTAGTTCTAAGTGTTAATCTTGGTAATTCACTACCATATATAAATGGCATTGATGCCGTTCTTATTAATCTAGCTCCTGTTACTTCTTCTTCTAAAAGAGTTTCACTTCCTTTAGCTCCTAAATTTTTTCTAGCTAATCTAGCCAATGACATACCAACTGTATTCACAAATGGGTCAGCTGCTGAAATACGAATATCTTTTGAATTTCGTATAGCATATGCTTCTTCAGCGGTTTTACCACCTTGTGAGGGAAGTTGTCTACTTTTAAATAATTCTTCTAATGTTGGCATAATATATTATATTGCGTATGAATTACTTCCTATCTTATTTACTCTACTTGCTATCGCTGATGTAACTTTTCCTCCATCTATATAAACATCTTTTGTTTCTCTAAATGTTGTTTTCAATTCTTCTACCCAAGCTGGATTATCTTCAGCTCCTCCAGCATCACCACCTAAACCTAATAAGGAACTCGCTGCTCCAAATGCTGAAACAGCCATCATTGCTGGAATTGCCGTTATACCAGCAACTGAGAATCCTACTAAAGATGCGGTTAGTGCAGCAAATCCACCAGCTAATCCTAATACGGATAATGCTAGTTCTGGGGTTGCTACTTGTGCTATCTTTCCAAAGAAATCTCCCAATCCACCAAATACTTTTGCAACGGCTGTACCTACTGATACTACAATGTTACCAATAGCTTCACCAAATGCTTTAATACCAGGTGCTGCTATTTTAAGTGCGAATCCAATACCAATAATTGCTCCAGTTACTGCAGCTAATCCTAATAGAGCTTGTGGGGAAGCAAATGCACTAACACCCTTTGCTAATCCTTTGAGTCCACCACCCATTCCTTTCATCATTCCACCGATTCCACCACCTTTAGATACTTTACCAACGTTACCAGCTACTGATTCAGTTGCTGAACCTGCTACGGAAGTTGCAGCTCCTGCTGCTTTCTTCCCTAAACCAACCATACCTTTTAGTTTACCTAATGTTTTTGAAATACCACCACCAAATGCTGTCCAAGTTTGACCTGCCTGAGCTGACATTGTTAGGAATCCGCCAGCCCAACTCATCATTTTAGGTCCAACTTCAGCTACTATTGCTTTAAGTGATTCTCCCATATTAGAGAAATCACCATTCATTAATTTAGATATGTTTTGTGCTTTTTCTTGGTTTGCTGCCATCTTTCCAAGTTCTGCAACTGATACACCTAATAAATCTGCCGTAGCTTTCTTTTGGAAGTAATCCATTTTGTTAAATGCATCAATACCACCAAGTGAACTTAATGTTTCTTTCATCATACCCTCTAAGTCACCTTCCATTGCTAATTGTCTAGCCTTATCAAGATTAATGTTTTTACCTAACATTGCTCCCAATTCTAATTCTTTGGTAATAGATGATTCAAAATCAAGTAATCCATCTGCTATACCACTAATGGTACTCATATTAGTACCTAACTTAGCAGCATAACCAGCAGCTTGTAATATATTTTTACCACCATCTTTTCCAAATAGTGCAAACTCTTCAGTTGAACCAGCAACATCACCCATTAATTGAGAAACTGGTATGTTATTCATTCTAGCGAATTCTCTACTACCAGCTGCGAGATTACCAGCAGTTTCTAATGAACCACCATTTAACCTAGCTAAAGAACCACTTAATGTTGCTGCTTCGGCACCACTAATACCTAAATTATTAGCCATTAAGTTAGTTTGAAGTTGTGCTCCAAATGTAGCATCTTCCAATCCACCCATTTCGGCAGATAATGATTTTAGAGTTTCTGCAGAATCACCAAATGCAAAACTTAATACAGTTGCACTACCAGCTGCTCCACTTAAACCTTCACCAACTTGCCCTAATTCTTTATTTACTTCGGATAGTTTACCAAAAAACTTTCCACCACCTATTAATAGCAATCCAGTTATACCTTCTGCACTTTTTAGATTAGTAACAAATGTTTCAGCAGTTTCTGTTATGGCTTGCATTGAAGATTTTAATGCTTCTTGTGCTGCTTTTTGTTTTTCAAGAGCTTCTTGTTCCTCCTCAGATATATTTGATAACGTATCTGCTATTGAGTTTTGTTCTTTTAGATTTTTTATTAAACTTTTACTTCTACCATCAAGAGATTTCATTATATCATCTCTTTTAGATGTTAATGCTAATCTTTGATATTCATCATCCTTTGTTAAGCTTGCGATATCACGATTCAAAGACATAACATCCATTGATTTTTGGAAGTTTTTATCTTGAGTTGATGATGTTATATCTAAAGTTTTTTTCTGAGAAGTACTTAGGTTATCATATATAGTTGAAATAGATTTTATCGAAGATTCTTCTGAAGCTAATGCTTCGTTTCTTGTATCATTTACCTTTTTAAGTTCTTTAGCAGTAGCTACTAATTCTTTTTTTAGGTCAGATTGTTGTTTTACTTGTTCTTTGGTAATGGCACTACCAGCAGCTTCAATCTTATTTATTTCAGATTGAAGAGATTTTATCTCTTTTAATAAATCAGCTCTACTTTGTGCCATTTAGTAGTTTATTTTGAATATTTCTTTATAAGGTCATCTAATTCTGCTTTTTCTTTTCTAATTTTTTCCATTTTATCTGTAAAAGATTTTGGTAAGCCTCTATCAGATGCTTTTTTAATTATTCTATTAGCAGTACCTTTTTGCAATCCATCGAAAAAGTCTCCTATGAATCGAGAAACCATATTTAGTTCATTTATTTCTTTTTTTGACATGATTAGTTTCTTTATAGTTTTATACTACTATAAATATTGGATAAAAAAAAAGTAAGGATTATTTCCTAACCCTTACTTTTGATTTACGTTCTGCTTTTTTGTATTCGTCTGCTTCTTTCTTTTTGAGGTCTAATAACTTATTGAAGTAGAACTTTCTCCATTGTATTGGCATGAAGTAAACATCTCTCCAAGTAAATCCATTACCAAAGTTAACCAGCTCCCAAATTTGATTATGTAATTTAATCGAGTAATCACTCGGAAGGGTAAAAAAACCCGGCCCCAAAGGGGATATCGAGAGCCTCCTCTTCTCCCGTCAACTCTGATACAAAGTTGAATTTTAAATCCATATCTGGACTGATTTCTCTTACATATTTTCTGAATGCTTTGGTATCTAATGCTAAGAATGAGTTTGATACCCACTTAGTAATGAATCCCCTATCTTCATTACCATCTACCGATTGAATCATATATTTCAAACGAGTTGTTACATCAAATGTAGTATCTCCCTTTCCTTTATATAATCTAGCTAATGCTTGGTTTTCTTTTGTGATTTCACTTTCATCACCATGTGTTAGAAGTTTGAATTCCAACTCTGCCCCACTTTTTGGTAATTTAAATTTATAAAGATTTTCACCATTTAATAATGATTCATTAAAATCTTTTGTTTTTACCTTAGATAAATCAATACTTACCTCTTGCTCTTCTAATGTAGATGGGTCAGTTATTTCTACTTTATATTCTGAACCATATCCCAATACTCTAGTTGCTAACAGGATTGCGTTTTTATCACCAATAAAGATATCATTGATATCTACATTTGGTTCTACTACTACTGATTCGAATAACTTATCTAATACTACACCTTTTTTGATTAGAGATTGAGATGCAAGAATATCTTCTTCTCTTGCTGTCATATATTTAATCTCAATATTACCCTTTCTTAATGGGTGTCCTTCTGGATAAACTAATCCTTTTGATGGTAAATCTACTACCTCAGTTGGGAAATCAAATTTATTTTCGTTCATAATTAACCTTTATTTGTTTGTATATATAAGTATATCAAAATAAAAAAGTTATAAAACGAAAAAAGGTTCTCACTAAGAGAACCTTCTTCAAATATATAGATAGTAGTGGATAATATCTTAAAATTCTAATATTGCGTAATCGTATGAAAGAGTTAATTCGATATCAGCTGGGTCATTAGATGTAAAATCTAAATCATTAAAGTTAGCTGCCTGAATAAATGCACCTTTTAACTTCCATTGTTCAATCTTATCACCAACAGGTCCTAGCATATAGAAATCGATATCTTTTTTGTAGAAATCTGCGTATCCTTTTCTACCAGTTAAAGATTCGTATCCTAATCTTACCCATTCCATCACTTGTTGTGCTCCACTTGGAACGATTGGGTCATATAATGTAATTGTGATATCCTGCCATTCACCTTTACCTTGTAGTTTTCTATAAGTGTTGATGTGGTCTAACTTTACAGTTTCGAAATTGATAGATGGTCTAGCTGCAGTTTTTATCAAGTAAGATTGAATTCCATCAATCTCCATGATATACCTGTTCTTCATCTTCGGTTCGAAGTTGGTGAACATCATTTCGTTAAATTCTAATACTTCTGCCATTTTTTTATTTTCCTCTTTATACTAATAAATATTAGTTGTTCAAATTTTTATATTATGCTGAGAATGATGCTCCAGTTGGTAAGATGTTGAAATCAATTACAATGAATTCAGCGGTCTTAGCAGGTTGTAGGAAAATCTGTCCAGCCAATATGTTTCTATCAACAACATCAGGTGTGTTGTTAGTCTCATCCATAACTACTTTAAATGCGTACAATCCTTGTCTTTGTTGGATACCTTCTAAGTAAGGTTGTACAGTGTTGATGAATCTACCTCTAGTCGATGCCGTATTTTGTTCGAATACTAAGAATCGAGATGTAGATGCCACAAATTTCTTAACGTTGATTAACAATCTTCTTACATTGATTCTATCTAATGCTGATGCTTTATCTTGCAACGTTTTTTGTCCAAATGCTACAATACCTTGTCCAGGGAAAGTTGCGATTGGATTTACTTTGTTTTCATATAAAGTATCTCTTTCAGAGTGTGTTAATCTATTCAATACTGAAACTGCTCCAATAATACCTCCTCTATTTAAACCAGCAGGTGCGAACCATTCAGCTGCAATAGCATCATTCGCTGCGTACACAGCAGGTAATAGTACTGAAGGTGGTACTGAGATTAGTTTGTTAGTATTTGTATCTACTGTCTTAACCCAAGGATAATAAGAACCTACATAGTTCGAATCAATTGAGTTAGCTTGAGTAGTAACTTGTGCGATTGTATCGTTTACTGAAGTTAAATCAGTAATATAGAATGCATCTTGTCTAGCTTCTACCATATCAATCACATCAGTAACAACTGCTGGGTGTAATCTTCTTATAATACCCGGTGTTGCTACCATATTAATATCATATTCATCAGCGTTTGAAATTGCGTTAACAGCTTTAGCGTATGCAACTGAACCACTAGCAGTAGAATCAGTTAAAGCTAAACCTTGCGAATTTCCAGCTGAAATGTTTGAACCTAAAGCGATTTCTCTATTCGGGCTCATTCCATCAAATCCTCCTTGGAATCCTAATGAGAATTGTCTCTTAATCATATCAGCGGTTGCTGAACCAGTCATTTCTAATGATAATCCAACTCCACTTACATTTCCATCAAATCCAAAAGCTAAGTTAGAACCAACTCCTACACTTTCAGGTAGAGGTTTCATATAGTTAGCGTTATCATCTTTTATACCAATTGATTCAAAATCAAATCCAGCATAATATTGTGGGTTACCACTTGTGTTAGCGATTGAACCAGTTTGATAAACAGCTACTGGAACAATAGTTTCATCAGTTGCTTTAATTGGATTAGAGTATGCTCCATGTCCAAATGGTGCAGCAGATACAGGGTAAGAACCTTGCTCTCCTACTTTTACTCTAATATACTTAGAGTTGTTTATCCAATCACCATTTTCAGTAATTTTACCATTTGAATCAATAGTATTCCATCTATCACCAATTACTCTTGCAATATAGTTTGGAGATGATGGGTCTAAGTTTACATTACTAAATGTTTCTAATACTACTTTTCTTTTATCAGTATCATTATAAGAACGAACAGTTACACTAAATACTGAGTAATCAGTTCCTCCATCTTCACCTGCTGCCTTAACACCAGATATAGAAATCTTAAATCTTTTGTTTTCACCATTACCATGTCCTAAAGTATAGAACTTAAATAGGTCATATCTTTCACCGGAGATTAGTTGTGATTTTACATATGGTGTTGCTGCCGTACTAGCATCGTAAGTAAAGTTCTGAGTTGGTAGTGCAACTGCTTCTACTACATTTTTATCTTCGATTCCATCAAATGCATTCTTAAAGTAAGTATAAGTGTATGCATCTTTAGAACCTCTTGCATTAGAACCAAATACATCAGTTACATCATTGTTATCAGTTGATAATAAAGAAGAAGATACTTCTCCAATACCACTACCACTAACAACAAATGAACCTGTTGCATTTCCATCAGATATGGTAAATCCACTAAATCCAACTTCTTCATCACCATTATGAGTAGAGTGAAGAGTTGAAATTAATTTCAATCCAGCTGAACCAGTTACTGCAATACCAATAGGGTTTGCTTGGTTATAACCACCTACTCCTGCTACTCTTACAATAGTTGCCGTACCTGCTTCTCTAAGATAGTTTTGTACTGCATATTCTGTGTAATAAGTACCATCAGGAGTACCAAATTTATCCTCAAACTCACTCTGAGTTCTAACGATTGTGGGAACAAACGCTGGCCCTTGTTTGAAAGGTCCAATAAACGCTGCTCCTATTTCTCCAACCCCTTGTGCTAGGAATGATAAATCATTCTCTCTTGTGAATACACCGGGTGATACAATTCTTTCTGCCATATTATCTCCGTATTATTTAATAAACAATTTAGTTATTACTATTATAAATATAACTAAAAGTTTGAAACCAACAATTAAACTTCAGGTGTTGGAGTTACTGAACCTGTTGACCAAGGTAAGTCTCCTTCTCCTATTTCTTCAGTAGCATCATCAACTTCATCAATCTTATTTTGGATTTGTTCTGAGATGTGGTCCCAGTATCCTGATGATGGATGTGT